TAAAAGCTTGGTTTTCTTCTTCTTCAATTAATATTTTACCTTTTATCATACTTACAAAGTAAATAATAATAATCGGAATAAAAAAATATTATTTAGAATTAATATAAATTGTGTAAAAGTTTGCAAGGTTGTGTAATTTGTTGTAAGTTTGCTTATAATTAAAAACTAAATATTATGAAAAGACAAACACAATACCAAATAGCATTAGTAATACTGTGCTATTTTACTGGAAGAATATTAATCAATTTAATTTTTGAACTATGATAGCAACACTTTTTGAAAAACTACTACCTGAATACAAAGAACAGTTAGAAAAAGAAGCAGACACTTATCCTATGATTGTAAAGGATTTAAAAGTAAAATTAAAAAACAGTAATTTTATTGTAGAACTTACAATCGGAGATGCTTTTAGATTATTAGACGCTACTACAAAAGAAAGCGTTTCTTTTATTAACCTTTTAAAATTATTTGCATAATGAGTTTAGGAATTGACCCGACAGAGCAACACGAAACATTTTTTGATTCGGTTGATATTTCAGATTGTTTAGAACATTATTTAGCAACTGAAGAAATAGAACCTTTGTACTTTGCTATAAATTTAGCAAAGCAAAAAAAAGCAAAAGCATTTGAAAAAATAGATTTTCTTATTGATTTATCAAAACAATTAGAACATACTTATATGGCAAATCAACTAACTACTTTAAAAAACAATTTAAGATGAGTAAAAAAACAAACAACGAAAAAACAATCTTTGATGAAATTAAAGATATAAAAAATAAAGCTTATAAAGTTTTAGAGATTGCAAAGCAACAGGAGTTGCAAAAAATAAAAGATGGCTGGCATTATGTAACTATCGATTATAAAACTAAAAAATTAATTAAAAACTAAAAACTATGAACTTACAAAACTATTACGCCTTTTGCGACAAACATGGAATTGATACTGCAAGGTTTGACCCAAACCAAATTGAATTTGAAATTAAAAAGATAATACATACATTTCATAATCGTGCTGCTGAAATTAAACAAAAGTATAATTATAAATTTAAAAAAAATGAATAAGTATTACACCATTACAGAGGCACTTGGTAAGATTAACGAACATACACCGATGAGTAAAAAGACTATTTATAATAAAATTGCTTTAGGTTTAATTACAACAGTTGGAAAAAATTACCAACGTAAAATACACATCGATGAAATTAATAGATTTTTAAAAGACAATTATTTAATATGAAAAACTTACCTAAAATTGTAGATATTTATTCTGATAAATTATCAACACAAAAACAAGACGTATTTGTTACTTTAATGAACCAGCCACCAAAACAAGAATGGGTAAAAGAGCATACGTTTATCAGAGGTTATAAATACTTACCTATTGAACGAATAGAATATTTATTAAAAACTATCTTTAAAACTTATAAGATTGAAATTACTGGACAAGGTCAATCATTTAATGGCGTATGGGTAACAGTTAGAGTTCACTATTTACATCCGATTGATAATACTTGGTTGTTTCATGATGGTATTGGTGCTTGTCAATTACAAACTGCAAAAGGAACATCGCCATCGGATTTAGCAAACATAAATAATGGAGCGTTATCAATGGCTTTTCCTGTTGCTAAAACAATAGCTATAAAAGATGCTTGTGATATGTTTGGGAAATTATTCGGTGCAGATTTAAACCGTAAAGATTTAATAAGTTATGAATTAGATTTAACGCTGATTGAACTAACTCCAGAGCATCCAAACTGGTATAAGGTTAAACAAGCTGTTGCAACAGGAAATTATACAATTGAACAAATAAGAACTAAATACAATTTATCAGATGAAAACGCAAAACAACTTATTTAAAATTAGGGCATCTGCTGCTGGTAAACTTATGACTGCTCCAAGAGCAAAGTCTGAAACACTATCGGAAACAACTAAAAGTTATGTTTACGATTGGATGAAAGAACAAATCTACGGATTTAGAAAAAATATCAATAACAAATATTTATCTAAAGGTTTATGGTTAGAGGATGAAGCGATTGATAAAACTATTGAATTATTAGATTTGTCGTTTGCTATTAAGAATGAGCAATTTTTTGAAGATAATTACTTTTGTGGAACTCCAGATTTAATTGTAGATGGTGTTGTTTACGATACTAAATGCAGCTGGGATTGTTATACATTTCCTTTGTTTGATAACGATATACCAACTAAAGATTATTACTATCAATTACAGGTTTATATGCACTTAACGGGATGCACAAAAGCTTGTTTAGTTTATGTATTGTTAAACACTCCAGATGAGTTGACGTATGAAGAAAAACACAACTATGATGATATGGATGCTAAATATAGAATTAAGCATTTTAATATAGAATACAACGCAGAAATTATTGAGCAGTTGCAAAACAAAGTATTAGAAGTTAGAGAATTTATAAAAACAATTAAATATTAGAAACTATGGCAGAAATTCAAGTTACATTAAATGCACAGGCATTAAGAAATTTAGTTACAAAGCGTAACTACAAAAACAAAGATGGTCAAGATGTAGAAGTACAAGAGGTTAAGTTTAAATTAGTTGAGGTAAAAGAACCTAAAACTATATTTACTTCTGATAAGTACAGAATTGATAAAACGCATTTCGCTTGTGTTATTCAAACAAAAGAGCAGCGTGAAGCTAAAGCCGATACCGTTTATGTTGGAGAAGGATTTACAACCGTTTGGAATGCAAATGATGTAGTAGTACATCAAGCTGAAATAGTTAGTAATTCAATTAATGATAAAGATGATTTACCTTTTTAAATATAAACAAAACATATATGAATTATACAAATTTTTTAGAAACTAAAAGAAAAACATTTATTGAAAGCGGGTTTAATATTTCTGAAGATAAATTAAATCCATTATTAAAAGACTTTCAAAAGTTTGGAGTAAAAACAGCTTTATTTAAAGGTAAATTTGCTTTATTTTTTGATTGTGGATTAGGTAAAACATTTTGTCAATTAGAATGGTCTAAACAAGTTTCAATTAAAACAAAAAAGAAAGTATTAATACTTGCTCCTTTGGCAATTATAGAACAAACAAAAAAAGAAGCTAAAAAATTTAATATTGAAAATAAACATTTTGATATTATAAATTACGAGCAGTTAAAAAATATTGATGTTTCTATTTATTCAGGAGTTGTACTTGATGAAAGTTCAATTTTAAAAGGTAGAGATGGCAAAACTTCATCTTTAATTTTAGAATTGTTTAAATCAACTCCTTATAAGCTTTGTTGTACTGCAACACCATCACCAAATGACCATATGGAATTAGGGCAACATTCTGAATTTTTAGGAGGAATGAGTTATTTAGAAATGTTGGCTATGTTCTTTGTTCATGATGGAGGAGAAACTTCAAAATGGCGATTAAGAAAGCACGCAAAGGATGCATTTTGGAAGTATGTATCAAGCTGGAGTATTGCTATTGATAATCCAATTACTTTAGGATTTAATGGCGATGGTTATACTCTTCCTGAAATAGAATATATTGAACATATTATACCAGTTGAAAATTTAAGCCAGTCTTTATTTTGCGATGTAGCTGTTTCTGCTACTGAATTACATAAAGACTTGAATAGAAGTTTTGATTTAAGGATTACTAAAACTTTAGAACTTGTAAATAATATAGATAATCAATGTATTATTTGGGGATTAAAAAATAGCGAAACTGATACACTTTCAAAGTTATTAGATAATTCTATTAATGTTCAAGGGTCTGATGCTCCTGAATATAAAGCAAAATATTTAAATGGCTTTTCCGATAATGAATTTAAAAATTTAATTACAAAAACATCTATTGCATCATTTGGAATGAACTATCAACAATGCAGCGATATGATTTTTATGAGTTATGATTTTAAGTTTGAAGCATTTTATCAAGCCGTTAGACGATGCTATCGCTTTGGACAAAAGAAAAAAGTAAAAGTACATATTCTTATTCCTGAAAGCCAAACTAATGTAAGAACTACTATTTTAGATAAAGAAAAACAACACTTTGAAAGAATCAGAGAAATGGCATTATATTCAGCAGAAACAAATTATAAAACAGCAAAATCAAAAGTAAAAATTATGAACAAAGAAATTAAAACAGAAAACTACCATTTAATAAATGGAGATTGTGTACAAGAAACAGCAAAGCTTCCTGATAATTGTGCTGATGTTATTGTTTTTTCTCCACCATTTGCAGAATTATATGTTTATAGTGATAAAGAAGAGGATATGGGAAATGTAAGCAACTATAATCAATTTCAAGAACATTTTAAATATTTAGTACCGCAATTAAAAAGAGTCTTAAAAAGCGGGCGTATTTGTGCTATTCATTGTATGGACTTGCCAATACAAAAAGGAAAAGAAGGATATATTGGATTGCGTGATTTTAGCGGAATGCTTATTAATTGGTTTCAAGAGGAGGGATTTATTTATCATTCAAAAGTTACAATTTGGAAGAATCCAGTAACAGAAATGCAAAGAACAAAAGCATTAGGATTACTTCATAAAACTATTAAAAAAGATAGTGTAATGTCAAGAGTTGGAATTCCTGATTATGTTTTATTTTTTAGAAATGAAGGCGAAAATAAAACTCCGATAACTCATCAAGATAAAGATAGTTCAAAATTTGATTATTTACCTGTTGATTTATGGCAGAAATATGCTTCTCCAGTTTGGTATGATATTGATTATTCAAGAACATTACAATATCGGTCTGGGCGTGATGGCAATGATGAAAAACATATATGCCCATTACAATTAGATACTATTGAAAGAATATTACATTTATATTCAAACGAGGGCGAAACTGTTTTTAGTCCATTTGGAGGTATTGGTTCAGAGGGTTGCTCTGCTATTAAAATGAATAGAAAATCAATATCAATAGAATTAAAAAAAAGCTATTTTTCTTTAAATTCAAATAATCATAAAGCTTTTGTAGATGAAAAAAACGCAACATTAACATTATTCTAATGCAAAAGAAATTAGCAAAAATGTTAGTATTGGTTGATTTACTGGTTCAAGAAATTGATGAACCAGTAATGACGCCTACTAAACAGACAAAAGAAATACAAGATAAAGCAAGAGAATTACAGAATCTTTTGCTTCCAGTTTTAAGTAAGTTTTATGAAAATAAAACAGTTAGACAAAGCAACTTCTTTCAAACTATGCAAAACAAATTTTATTACATTTTTGATAAAGAATATAAATAACATGAACAAACAAAACAAAGAACGTTTTACAAAACTTTATATTGAAGATAAGCTACTGCGTTATCCATCTTTTATAGGTCGTGAATATGCTATACCGCCACCAAAGTTAAAAGAAACAGGAGCAAATGATTTAACACGTTTAGTAATAGATTTTTTAACCTTGAATAACTGCCAAGCAGAACGCATTAGTTCGCAAGGACAATACCGAGATGGTAAAAAACAAGTTACAGACGTTATAGGTAGAGTTCGCACAATTGGTAGTGGCGTATGGACTAAAGGAACAAGCACCGTAGGAACAGCTGATATTTCGGCAACAATAAAGGGGCGTTCCGTAAAGATTGAGATTAAATGGGCAAAGGACAGGCAATCCGATGCTCAAAAAGAATATCAAAACTCAATAGAAAAATCAATGGGAATATACATAATTGTTAAAACTTTTGATGATTTTGTAGAATGGTTTGATAACTATTTATTAAATTTGTAGCTATATCAATTTGGTGGAATTGATACTTTAAAAGCATTATTAATTATCCTTACGGGAGTAGTTGCCACCACAACGAAACCGTAGGGATATATTTTTTTATATATGTACTATTTAAAATTACTTGAAAAATTCTCACTACTAACGGTAGGAGAAAATAAGATACCCAACTTTGGTTGGAAGAAACAACAAACTGAAAAATTAACTAAAGAGCAGTTTTTAATAAATTATCAATATGCTGGTGGGAAAAACTGGACAGATACAGATGGAGTTATAAACGAAATTAAAGCTACTAAAAATGTAGGTATAATAACAGGTTTTGAAGATTTAGAAGTTATTGATATTGATTTAAAAGTCTTTTCAACTGCTAAAGAAAAAACAGACTTCTGGAATGAATATTTAGGTTATTTACGTGATAACATTTTAGATTTTGATGACAAGTTTGTTATCTACAAAACTATGAATGATGGGTATCATATTTTGTACAAATCAAAACGATGCGATAAAAATACAAAAATAGCAAAGTTAAAAGGACATTCAGAAGCTATTATAGAAACAAGAGGTAAATACGGTTATGTTTTTATTTACGAAAATAATAAAGTATCTAAAAAAGAATATTTAGATATTGATTATATTTCCGATAATGATAGGGATATACTTTGGACATTTTCAAAAATGTACAACTATATTAAACAAGAACCTATTGAACCTAAAAAAGATACTAAAGTTTATAATATTGGTCAATTAACGCCTTGGGAAGATTATAATCAAAAAATATCTATTTTAGATTTAATAAATGATGAATTTACAATTGTAGGTAATCATGCTAAAAAATACGTTATTAAAAGAAACGGAGCAACTTCGCCACATTCAGGTTATGTATTTAAAGATAATGGATTTATGTACCTACACAGTACAGGTTCTATTTATGATGCTGAAAAAATTTATACACCTTTTTTAGTATATTGTAAAAAACATCATAATGATGATTTTAAGGCAGCAGCTTCAGATTTATATAAACAAGGTTATGGAAGTCGATTTGTAAAAGAAGTTATACCCGTTGTAAGTGATAAGATTAAATCTATTGAATTTCCTTTAGAGATATTTCCAAGTGTTGTAGAAAAATACATATTACATTGTAAAGAGCGATTAATGTTAAATGAAGATTTTATGTCTGGTGCTTTACTATGGATGACTTCTATTTTAATAGGTAACTCTATGAAGATTGAAGCAAAAAAAGGATGGTTAGAAAGTCCAATTTTATTTATTGCTTTAGTTGGTCGTGCTGGACTTGGTAAAACACCAAGTACCAAACCAATTATACAACCAATAAAGAAAATTAATCAAAAAAAGATTGAGGATTATTTAAACAAATATAAAGAATATGAGCAATATATTGAAGCTTCTAAAAAAGAACAATCACAACTTGTCCCTGTTGCTAAACCTATAAAAAAACAAATACTTGCAGAAGATACAACTATTGAAGCATTAATAAACCTGCATAATGAAAGCAATAAATCAATCGGAGTTTTTAAAGACGAACTCGATGGATGGTTTAAAGATATGAATAAATACAGGGATGGTTCAGATAAACAGAAATGGCTATCTATTTGGTCAAATGAAAGCATTATAGTTAATAGAGTATCTCGACCTGATTTATACATTGCATCGCCTTTTATTTCGGTTATGGGAGGAATACAACCAACAATATTAGATGAGCAATTTACTACTGAAAATATAGCAAATGGTTTTATTGATAGGTTTTTATTTTGTTATCCTGAAAAAATAACATTTGAAAATTTTTCATTAACTGATTTAGAAGATAATATTTCTGAATGGTGGAGTGATAGCATTATTAAAATAAGCGATAGCGTTGCACAGTTTATAAAGAAAGACGAAAACGATAACATTATACCATTTGTTTGTAAAATGTCAACAGATGGCTTTAAAACGTGGATAGCGATATTTAATAGTTATTCTTTAATTCAAAATTCAGATGATGAAATAGAAAGCAATAAGAGTATGATTGCAAAAATTAAGGTTTACATTCCTCGTTTTGCTTTAATTATACATTTTTTAGATTGTATGTTTAATTCAAAAGATATTAAAGAAACTAAAATAAATAAAGAAACTATTTTAAAAGCTGATTTATTAGCAAAGTATTTTATCAATCAATTTAAAAAAATAAAAATAGATAGTGCTGAAACTACAAAAATAAAAAGTAATATTTCTGTTGCTACTGATAACGGAACTTTTGTAAGAAAATGTTATGAGGAAAATCCTGATTTTAACCGTACAAAAATTGCAGAATTATTAGGAATTAGCAGGATGTCAGTTAGTAGATATTTAAAAAAGTAGGAATTTTAGTGTAACATTTGATGTTACAGTATGTTACACCTATGTTACAGTCGTTAAGTGTTGATTTTATTGGTACTCACAACGTTTTTAATAGGTGTAACAGGTGTAACAGGCGTTTTTTAAGAAAAAAATATTTTTTAAAAAATAAAATTTTATAAATATTACGTTAACTGTAACATGTTACTGTTACACTTGCTGAAAATAGAGCGTAAATGTTTGACAATTAAAAAGTTATAAAATAAAAACAGGTGTAACAGGTGTAACAACCTGTTACAGTAAAAAAACAAATATGAAAATAGAAATTGAATTTTTAGAATTTACAGAGTTCGCTGATGAATATTATAAAAAATTTGAAAACCGAATTTTAAATGCACATTTTATGCCTTTAAATGACACAATTGTAGGTAATGAATTTGTAAGAAAAAATTATTTAGGAAAAGATGAAATTGAAGAAATAGAGATAAAATTTTTTAAATTATTTAGTTTTAATAACGATGTAGTTATTTATAAAGAAACAATTTTAGAACCAGTTGAAACAGAAAAAAAGCAATTAAGGATATGGTAAATATTAATGACCCATTTATTAAAAAAGTAGATAATGTAATTATAGATAAGATTTGGAATTTTCCTTTTAAGTTTTGCATTAGTAAAAATAAAAGACCATTTAGATTATCTGGAATAGAAAAAACAGATTCAGGATATTACATTATTATTTTATGGCTTGACGATAATAAGTTTGAATCGTTTGAATATGATAAAATAAATCCTTATTTAAATTCATTATAAATTAACAATTTATGTAATTCGCATTATAATAGCATTTAAATTTGTGTAATTAATTAACCAATAAAAACAAAAAAGATGAAAGCAGTAGTTACAACAAGCAAAAGAGAATTTGAACAGTATTTAGAATTTAACAATCTAAATGAAACAGAATGTAAACAAGTTAGGATTTTAAACGATATAAAAGACAATGTATTTAGTGAAGCTGTTTATTTAAAAGGTGCAGAGAATGTAACTGATTACGTTTTAAACAGAATAAGCGTAACAGAGGGAACAATTACAGATACAGCAACAACAGATACAAACGGAAACTATGAGTAGATGTTTAAGCGAAAAAAAGAAACAGGAAGTATTAAGATTATACTTCAACGGCAACGACAAAAGATTAAGAATAATATCTGAAATAGTAGGCTGTACTCCTATGAGCGTATCTACAATAGTAGGTAATAAATTCAATAATAAAATAGATTTTAAAGATGATGGATTTTTTATATTTCATAGTGAGATGAATTTATAACGTATGGTGCTATTAGCAGGTTTGCCTTGCAGAAATGTTCAAGTTACCGAAAATGTTGATGGCAAACTTGCTTATAGCACGTGTTATAAGCTGGCTGGATTAGTTAGCACAAATGTTAAATCGAAGAACTGAACAAAAATTTTAAATAAAAAAAAGCGTGGGAAGAATAGAATTATATAACGAGAATTGTTTAGATACAATTAAGAGATTAGGTAAAGTGGATTTGATATTAACCGACCCACCATATCCCGATTATTTGGCTGATGAATACAAATATTTTGAAGGTATAATTGATTTTATGAAGGATATTGAATGTAAGCAATTAATCTTTTGGAGTGCAAAAGTTGACTTCCCTTTGAATTATACATCAATACATATTTGGGATAAAAAATGTGGCGTTGGTAGTATGTATGAACGAATATTTGAAAGGAACGGTGGCAATGCTTATAAATGCTATAACTACTATTTGATTAATAGCACGGTGGCTGCATCATTTGCAAAAGATACATTTGAAGGACACCCAAGCCAAAAGCCAATTAACTTAATTAGAAAATTGATTTTAGAATACACAAAAGAAGGAGATACAATATTTGACCCTTTTAGTGGAAGTGGAACTACGGCTGTGGCTTGTGCCAAAGAGAATAGAAACTTTATAGGTTCAGAACTAAACAAAACATATTATGACAAAGCAATTAGCAGAATTAATAATCAAATATCAAAACCTTCTCTTTTTTAGAAAGCGTGGGCTTTTTTATTTAAAATTTTTGAAACGAAATGTTCAATCGAAGCACGTCTGCCAGCTTGCTTATAACGTTTACAGCTTTGCGAGGTTGCGACCTCAAAACCTAAAATTAACAAATAAAAAACACAGTTAAAATTATGAATAAAGTTTCCAAAAAATCACAGACAAAGCAATCTTGCAAAGCTGGTGTTATGGTTAGTGCGGATTTATACGATGAAATATTTTGTTTTATTGATTATGTAAGGTCAATTACAATGAACAAACAAACCTATGATGAAGCTTTACAAATATTAAAAAAATTATCAGATGCAAAAGTATAAAATATTAAACCTTTACGCTTGTTTAGGCGGTAATCGTTATAAATGGGATGACGTTGTAAAAGAAAAAGGAATTGAAATTCAAGTAACCGCTATTGAATATGATGAAGAACTTGCAAGAATGTACAAAGAGCGATTTCCAAATGATATTGTAATTGTTTGCGATGCGCATCAATATTTATTAGAGAATTTTAAAAAATTTGATTTTATTTGGAGTTCTCCGCCTTGCCCTACACATAGCAGAATAAGATTTGGACAAGCAAATAGTGAACGTGAAAATTACAATCCAGTTTTCCCAGATATGAAACTTTATGAAGAAATTATTTTTTTAGATAATTATTTTAGAGGTAAATATGTTGTTGAAAATGTAATTCCTTTTTACGAACCATTGATACCAGCTAAAAAAAGAGGTAGGCATTTATATTGGACTAACTTTAATTTACCAACAAGTTTAAATGAAAGACCACAACCTAAAGGTTTTATTGAATCAGGAAGTAAACCAAATGAAATATTTCACGAAATAGATTTATCAAGCTATAAAGGAACTCAAAGAAAAGATAAAATAGCTTGTAACCTTGTCGATTACGAAGCAGGAAGAACAATTTTTGAAACTGTTTTAGGAATTGAAAAAAAGGCTAATGTTAATCAAGTTTCAATTTTTGATACGTTAACGTAGCATTAACCATAACTATTGGCTAACAGCCATAACACCCACGTTATCTACCTTATTTAGACAGCTAACAGGTATTAATTAAATTTTAAGACAAATGAAAAAATTAATTATTTTACTGTTTCCTTTATTCGTTTCAGGGCAAAACGTTTCATTCTCTGCTGGAGTTGATGTAAGAAATGCGTTTGTAGGTTCACAACCAACGCAAAACAAACCCGAAGTAGATTACTTACTTGGGTTTAATATGATTTCATTTAATCGCTTTGATGTTGGTATTTTCTACGAGAACTTTAATAGAATTAAATTCACTCGTTACGGGTGTAGTGTTGGTTATCAATTACCGATAACTGAAAAATTAATTGTTACACCAAGTATTGAATTTTCGTTAATTAATCGTGGCGAAGTAGAAAAGGAGTTTAGCGGAAATGGTGGATTTATGTCTTATGGATTAAACTGTAAAGTGCAATATGAGATTTTAGATAATTTTTGTATTGGATTGAAAGGTAATTATATTAAACGTAATGATTTATCGTATCTTTACGGAGGCACTAATTTATTGTTTAGTGGGTATTTAGAATTGGCTTATAAGATAAATTTAATAAAATAAAAACATGAAACAAGAAACTCTTGAAGAAGCTGTTGAAAATAGAATAAAAGGTATAAATGTAGATACTGGATTTAGAATAGAAAAAATGTATAGTGAGGAAGAAGTATTTATACTATTAGCAAAAATGGCAGATACTATATTTAGAGCACCTAAAAGGTTTACTAATTCAAGAGAATGGTTTGAAAAACATAAAAAGAAATAAGATGACACTAAAAGAAAAGTTTGAAAAATATGCAAAAAAAGAAGTTTGGGAAAAGAAAAACTATAATGCAGAAGAATGCGAACAAATAGCAGATGAATTTGCTATTGGATTTACAGAGTGGTTAGATAATAAATATTATCAAGGAAAAAATTTTAATGAATATCATAGAAGTATTGATGAATATAGAGAAGGAAAATATTTTACAGCAAAAGAACTATTGGAAATCTATAAAAAAGAAAAAGAATTATGAGTAATGAAAAAGAAAAAGCAGAAGAATTATTTTATAAATACTTAAAAAAAGTAGGCACTAATTGCGAACACGAAAGTTACTGCGATAATGCCAAATGCCAATATAAAAAAAATACAGTTTGTTGTGTTGATTTATTTACTGCTAAACAATGTGCTTTAATAGCAGTTTATGAGATAATTAAATCTAATCCACATAAAAATGAATTTTACACACAAGTATCTTCAACTATTAGTTATTGGAAAGAAGTAAAACAAGAAATAAAGAAACTATAAAAACAAAGTAAGTGAGGGATTTTTCTACACGCCCACATCCAACTATAAAAATAGTCATTCTACTTGAACTACCTTACTTTGTTAAGAGATAACCCCCTGTAACAATAGCAGCAACAGTTGTTATTTTGTAGAGGGTTTTTTTACGCTTTTCTTTTCGTAGTTGTTTCTCAACTTCTTTAATTGCTAACTTATTTTCATTAATCGAACTTTCGTAAGCACTTGAAATATTGTTAATGTTAACTTTTAAAGTATCAATAGTTGAATTAGCACTTACAAACTTTGCATTTTGCAAACTATACATATTTGTTAATATTTTATAATCGTATTTAACACCATCATATTTAATCAAATCACTTATTATAAATCTACTTAATGTATCTTTTATCGTTACTTCATTTGTAGATACTGTTTTTATTGCCTGTGGTTGATTATATCTGTCTATGTAGTACTTTGCAATGTCGGAATTATTATAACGCTTTAAATCGCTTAATTTAGCGTAAACAATTTTAGAGTTTTTAACACTATCTCTTTTAAGTTTTGCTATTTCAGCATCTTTTACTTTGATTGCATCTTTATAATCTTCGATAATATCATTTGATTGCACCGATATTTTGCGTGCTTTTTGTTGGAATTGCTCCGCATTAGCTTTGTAATTAGCAGTTAATGATGGCTGTGGTTCACATTGTTGGAATAACACAATAAGCAATAAAGATGTAATTACTATAATTTGCCAATTATCTTTAATTTTAAATAAATTAATTTGTTTCATATTTCAATCGTTGTTTAATTATTTTTCTAAATACTGTATTAACTGATTCCTTGTTTATTCCTTTGTTGTAATTCCATTTCATTACTCGGTTTATTCTTTGGTAGTTAGATAAACTCATAAATTTATTTGTATTTTTTTTGTTGGACAACTCATTTTATGTTCGCAATCTGTTTTGTGACAATACTTACAATAATCATCTTGCACGCATTTTGGATATGTACAATAATCTATGTTGCATATTTCGCCATCTCGTTTAACTCCATCTAATTTACATTTAATAGAATCATTGCCATTGGGATAAAAATAATCGCATTTATCTTCTCCCTCTGCATAAGTAAAAGCCATAAAGCTTTGTCTATGTAAAGTTGGTACTGCTGTAAATCTATAACAATACTCTTTTGATGGACAAAATTTATTAGTACACATTGATATATCTGGCATAACTAATTGTTTAAATATAAACCCCAAAAAATAGGGTTTATGTTGTTATTAAAAGTAATTAAACTATTTTATAATTAATAATTCTTAAATTTTTCAATTCATAATTACCTATTTTGTCAATTTTAACGTGAGCAAACCCATGATTGTAATTGTTATAAGGTGCATATTCAGGTTCTAAACCACATAAACAACCAGTTGACCAAGTTGTAGTAACATCGCCTGATAAAGTCTTTTCAGTATGTTCTGATGTTCTATGATGATGTCCAACTAAAGCACTTTCTTTAGCTTTTAAAAACAAACCCCTTGCAGGATTAACAGGAGGTGCAAATCCACCATACCATTCATGTCCATGCAACACAGGTAATTTACCCATCATTGCTATTTGTTTATCTTTAACTAAAGTAACGCCAAATTCACGAAAGCGTAAAATTTGCTCTAATTTAAAATCGTCTATTCCTAATAATTCAGGTGCTTTTAATTTTAAATAATGCTCCCATCTTGCTTCGTGATTTCCTATTTTAAAATATATAGGGCAATTAAAAGTATTTTGTAATAATTTAAAAAACTCTCTACATATTTCTAACTCTCCAGCTAAATCACGCAAACGTCTATCTTTTATAAATCTTGATGCTTGGTACATATCTAAAGTATCACCATTTAAATAAATTGCATTAACATTATTTTCAACACCATAATTAATAGCTAATTCTAAAGCTTTGTTATCTTGATAAGGTAAATGAATATCCGATAAAATTAAGATGTTGTTTTGTCCTTTAGGAATTATAAAAGCTTCTACTTTTGAATAATCACTCTCTGGAAGATGGAATTTTGACATAGCTTGTTTTTTTTCTTCATCTGTTCTATTACCTACAATTGTAATAGGAGAATTGTTTTTTAAATTTTCGCCTCTGTATCTTCTTACACTTCCTCTTACAGCTTCAAAGTTAGGAAAATCTAAAGAATGTTTTTCAAAAATAAGTCTTGAAATAGCGTGAGTAGTCGCTTTTGGGAACTTTTCAATAAAAGAAATTATAATATCTTTTTTGTAACTTGTTGCATTTTGATTACCTTTTATAGACATAGTTTTAGTTTTAGTTTATCAAAACTACTAATAATATATATAAATCAACACTTTAAGACTTAATTTAGAATGATTATAAATTATCTATTGCTTTGCATTTGTAAAATAATCTTAATTAACTCCTCTTTTGTAAGTCCACTTAAATACTCTACGCTGTAAATATTTATTATTTTTAGAAACATTTATATTTTAGGATATGTAATACCGTTAGCATCTTTAATAACATCGCCTTTTACAACTTTAGCTAATAACTGATTCCAAGTATAACCAAAGTCCATTTGAAAATGCGGAGCGTCTTTAAAAGAAGTCCAATCGCCACCCCATTGCCATCCCTCACTTTTAAAGTATTTAACAACTTCTATCCAATCGGCTTTACTGTCTTTGTCAAAATCTCTAATCATTGACCAAGATGCTTCTTCAAATGTTCCATTACCATCGTTATCATATAATAATACAATGTCAAAAGCAAGTCCGTAATTGTGTATAGATTGACCGCCTTTAGCGTTGGTTACTTTAGGGCGTTGATTGAAAAGTTTATTTTGTAATTCATTTGAACGATAAACATAAGCAAAGCGTAATCTTGCACCTGGACCAAGTAAATTGTTTGCTTCTTTGTATTGACGTAAAAGCATTTCTCGTACTTTAGGATGTGCTTCTTTTATTCTTTCGATTGTAATTGAATCCATAATTATTTAGTTGCCATTTTTAAAACTCCAGCTATAATTCCACTTGAAATAATAACAAACCCAAAGAACATCCAATACATATCGTGCTGTAAAGATAATTTTTCAACCTTATTTAAGCGTGATAGATAACCGCTATTACTGTTAAATGCATTATCAGTTAGAGAATTTAAAATAGTGTCTAATTTGGTGTTAATTTCAAACCTATTAGCAGAACCATCAATATCATTCTGTTTTAATATTTCTAAATGCTTTTTAATGCTTACAATAGATAAGTTGATTTCTTCTATTTGCTTTTGTTCTTCGGATTTAACTGCCATCATTCTTTAGATTCTGTATTATTATTATTCTTGTATTTATCTACTACATTTATTCCAAATAAGGTTGCTACAAGTCCGGTATAAATAACCATTAAACCTGTAAATAAAGTCCAATCGTTATTTAACCATGCCCAAACTACATACACATCAGTTGGAATTAATACGCAAAAAACAGTAATAGCTAAAGCAGTCATTTTCTTACCACTTGCGCCATTTTCTCCGTTGTCTAAACTGCCTAATATTTTTTTTGTTAACTGATTCATATCGGTTGTTCGTCATACCAACTCCACCCATCAATAGGATAAGTATAAGTATCTTTTAATTCTATTAATAATGTGAAAGTAGGTGCATAAACTCCATTTGGAGCATAAAGCCAATTTTCATCTTCTAATTTGTAAAATCCTGATGTATCTTCCATTATATTTTATGGTATTATTGTCCAACCAAGTGAAGTTATTACTAATCTATCTGCGGCAGTTAACCCAGCAGTACCTGTTGCACTTGTTATATTTATTGTTTTTGATGTTACTGCTCCTTGAGCAGCCATATCGGCAAATAATGTATTTAAAGCAGCTGTTGATAGACTTGTAAAAGAAACGTTAATTTGTGGCGATGAACCTGTCCATTGCCCTGTTGATGCGTTAGTTAATCGTAATGAATTTAATAGGTTGAAATTAGTTGCTGATTGACCATTTAAAGTTAACTTACTCAACGGACAAGCAAAAGATAAAACAGTTTCTAAATTCATAAAAGTATTTAAATCTCCTGTTACAAGTGGTGTTGCTGTTAAACTTCCTAACTTATCTAAATTGTTTATTGTAGTTAATGCTCCACAATATTGAAAAGCACTTGCAAATGTTGTTAATGATGTTTGTTGGGTTGTTGGTAAAGTAATTGTTTTAACCGATGTACAAAATTGAAAAGCACTTGCAAATGTTGTATTAGATGCTGATACGGTAGCGGGTAACGTTATTGATGTCATTTTGTAGCAATTTGTAAAAATAGCACCAAAGTTTATACAAGCACTCATCGATGTAGGCATTGTAACAGATGTAAGTGAATAGCAATTTTGAAATATAGATGCAATAGTTGTACAACTATTTAATGTTGTTGGAAAAGTTACGCTGCCTAATTCATAACAATTTTGAAAAGCACTTATTAATGTAGTAACGCTAGTTAACGATGTAGGCATTGTAACAGATGTTAAGTTAAAACAATCCCTAAAAGTATTTGACATACTTGCTATATTGTTTTGGCTATTATTTGGAAGTGTAATAGTTGAAACACTATCACAAGCATTAAAACAACTATCTAAAGCAGTAATATTATAACCACTTGGAATAGTTATACTTGTTAATGAACGACAA